TACTTAAAGGCATTTGTTCAGCTATGTTTTGATCTAGTACAAGCAGGTGCAAGTATTCAGATTTCGCAAGATTATTCATCTATGGTAAACTTTGCCAGATGTAAGTGTCTTGGTGCTAATGTTCTCAGAGGACCTGATCAAGTACCTTGGGACGGCAAATTAAATTATGATTGGCAATTATGGATTGATTCAGATATTGTTTTTAATTCTGAGAAGTTCTGGCAATTAGTATTAATGGAAAAGGATCTTGCAGGAGGATGGTATGCAACCGAAGATGGTAAGACTACCTCTGTAGCACATTGGTTAGAAGAGGATGATTTTCGTACCAACGGTGGAGTCATGAACCATGAGACTGTCGAAAGTATATCCAAGCGTAAAAAACCATTTACAGTAGATTATACAGGTTTCGGATGGCTTTTAATTAAGAAAGGAGTCTTTGAGCATGATGAACTAAAGTATCCTTGGTTCGCACCGAAGATGCAAGTTTTTGAATCAGGAGAAGTGCAAGATATGTGCGGTGAGGACGTTTCTTTCTGTCTTGATGCAAAGGAAGCAGGTTTTGAAATCTGGTGCGACCCTCGAATTCGTGTAGGACATGAAAAAACCAGAGTCATATAGTATTATAGTAAATAATAAGGTAGTATTTTCTAGTTTATCTCAAATGGAAATGTTTGAGAGACTAGAAGACCTATCGATAGAATTCTATCAGACAGGTACACCACACCCAAACGACATTAAAACGGAGATTATTACGGAGGATTAAATGTCATATACAACAACTTGGCACGTTTTAGATATGAAGAGAGAAACCTCGAATGGATATGTTTATGATGTATTGCTTCAATTAAAGGCAATAGATGATGTAGACTCATCAAAAATATTTGCTGTGAATCACTCAGTGCATTTATCACGACCAAAAACACTCGGTATAGCATATTCTGATTTAACTGAAGCAACAGTCATTGAATGGTGTAAAAAACTTATGGAAGAAAGTCAAATAGAACCTGATCTATCCAGTTTACAATGGATAGAAAATAAGATTAAACAAGAAATGGAAGATGGTATTGGTCAAGGATTACCTTGGACTTAACTTAAAAGAGGATTAATTATGGCAAAAGCAAAAACAGGACTAAATGGAACCATATTTGTAGAGGCAATTCCAAAAAAGTCTCGACAAGGGAATGGAAAACATTCAAAATATTCGGCAACTTCCCGTAACTCGGCTCGTAAAAGGTACAGAGGACAAGGAAAATAGCAATTTAGACCCCAAATGGGGTCTTTTTTTATGCTAAATATTTCGATGTATTATTATTCCTAGAAATAGGTATAAATATATTAAGAAAACTGTTTATTTTTCTATATTTCAAATGAATACAAGGATATCTAGATCATTTAAAGATATAAGTTTATCCTTTAATGCTCATCCAATTACAAAGGATCTTACAATACTTAAAAATGAGAATGCAATTAAGCGATCTGTAAGAAATTTAGTCCAAACTATCCCTAGAGAGAGGTATTTTAACCCTATTTTAGGGACTGATATCCTTAATACCTTATTTGATTTTGTTGATTTTGGTACTGCATCCAATATTCAACGCCAAATTGAGATTACACTCAATAATTTTGAACCAAGAGTTGAAAATTTGGATATAGAAGTGATTCCTAGACCCGATGATAACCAATTTGAAGTAATTATTCATTATGATATCATTGGACAACAGTTTCCTGCCCAAGATTTTTCCTTTTTATTAGAAGCTACGAGATAATATGCCTATTACTAAATTTACAAACCTAGATTTTGATCAAATTAAGACATCTATTAAGGATTATCTTCGTTCAAATACAAAATTTACCGATTTTGACTTTGAAGGATCTAATTTTTCAGTCTTAATTGACACTTTAGCATATAATACCTATATTACAGCATTCAATTCTAACATGGTTGTAAACGAATCCTTCTTGGATTCAGCAACTGTCAGACATAATGTAGTATCTTTGGCAAGAAACATTGGATATGTGCCACGCTCTAAGACAGCAGCAAAGGCATCTATTACATTTAACGTAGATTTAAACGTATTATCCACTGTAGATAGTTTAATATTAAAAGGAGGTCTAGTATGTACTGGAAATCAAGAAAATAGTTCATATATATTTTCTATTCCTGATGATATAGAAAGACCGATTATAGAAGTTAAAGACGAAGCATCGAACGAAATAACAAGAAAATATGCTTCTTTTTCAGAAATTGATGTTTATCAAGGAAATTATATAACTAAGACATTTGAAGTTGATGGATCATTAGATCAGAAATTTTTATTAGATAATGCAAATATTGATACTTCTACATTAGTTGTATATGTTAATAATTATAATTCTACTAGTGAAAGTTACGACTTTAAGAGAGGAAGAGGTACTTTATATGAAAAAGTAGATAATATCTTAGATATTGATAAAAATTCTACAATTTATTTGATTCAAGAAGTACAAGATGAAAAATATGAACTTCTTTTTGGTGATGGTATTTTTGGTAAGAAATTAGAAAATAAATCTATCATTACAGTAAGTTATATTCTTACTGATGGTGCTGCTGGAAACGGTCCAGGAGGGTCTGCAGGAACACAAGGAGTATTTGTATTTAATGGTAGTCTAACAAGCACTACAGGGGCATTAGCTGTTCCTATAACTACACCTACTGTAACAACTGTAAATCGTGCAAGTAATGGTGGAGAGATAGAATCAATAGACTCTATCAAGTATTATGCTCCAAGACTTTATTCTTCTCAATATAGAGCAGTTACTGCACGGGATTATGAATCAATAATACAACAAATTTACCCAAATACAGAGAGTGTTTCTGTGGTTGGAGGAGAAGAAACAGATCCACCTCAATTTGGAACTGTTTTTATTACAATAAAACCAAAAAATGGAGAATTTGTGTCTGATTTTGATAAATCAAAGATACTTTCTGATTTAAAAAATTATTCTTTAACTGGAATTAACCAAAAAATCGTAGATCTTAAAATATTATACATTGAAGTTGATAGTTCTGTCTATTATAACAGTTCTAAGGTTGAAGAAATCAATGATTTACGGACAAGAGTTGTAAATAGTCTATATACTTACTCAAAATCATTGGATCTTAATAAATTTGGTGGAAGATTTAAATATAGTAAGGTTTTAAGTGTAATCGACAATATTGATGATTCAATAACATCAAATATAACGAAAATTAGACTTAGAAGGAACTTAAATGCCCTTGTTAATCAATTTGCACAATATGAGTTATGTTTTGGTAACGAATTTAATGTTAAAAAAGAAGGTCTTAACATTAAAAGTACTGGATTTACTATATCTGGGTCATCAGATGTAGTTTATTTGACAGATATACCAAATGTAGATGAAAAAACTGGAATAATTTCAATTGTTAAAAAAGATATTATTGATTCTACAAAAACAATTATTGTTGAAGAAGCAGGAACTGTTGATTACATAAAAGGTGAAATTAATTTAACCACAATTAACATAACATCAACAGTAAAACCTAATAATATAATTGAGGTTCAGGCATTTCCAGAATCGAATGATATTATTGGTCTTCAAGATTTATATCTCCAATTTAGCATTTCTGATAGTACAATAAATATGGTTAAGGACACTATTACTTCTGGAGAACAAATATCTGGAGTTGGGTTTAAAGTTACATCAAGTTATACAAACGGAGATTTAATAAGGGTATGATATCTACTGGTATTGATAAAAGAGTTCAAATTCAGCAAATAGTTGATAATCAACTTCCTCAGTTTGTATTGTCGGAAAGTCCAAGAGCAGCTGAGTTTTTAAAACAATATTATATTTCTCAGGAATATAGTGGTGGTCCAACTGATATTACAGATAATCTTGATCAGTATTTAAAATTAGATAACTTAACACCTGAAGTAATTGTTGGAAAAACAACTCTAGAGGTTTCTGTAACTTCTGATGATAAAATTATTGATGTTAATAGTACAAAGGGATTTCCTAATGAATATGGACTATTAAAAATTGATGATGAGATAATAACTTATACTGGAATTACAACTAATAGTTTTACAGGATGTATTCGTGGATTTAGTGGAATAACAACATATCATGATGATAATAATCCAGGCGAATTAATTTTTTCAGATACTACTGCATCATCTCATGATGCTACTTCTGAAATTACTAATCTTAGTGTACTATTTTTAAAGGAATTTTCTAAGAAATTAAAATATAGTTTAACTCCTGGATTAGAAAATATTGATTTTGTTAGTAATCTTAATGTTGGTAATTTTATAAAAGAAGCAAAATCATTTTATCAATCAAAAGGTACTGAAGAATCATTTAGAATATTATTTAATGTATTATATGGATATGAACCTAAAATAATTGATCTTGAGCAGTATGTAGTTAAACCATCTTCTGCAAAGTATATTAGACGTGATAGAATTGTTGCTGAAAAAATAAAAGGAAATCCTTTAAATTCC